TAGATGAATGAATTGTCCAAGCTCACAAATCCTTCCTTTTCAGCATCCCTCAATTTCCTCATGACTCTTAGCCAATTGTTTTTATCCTTTCCCTCTGTCTCACAAATTTCTTCTTTCTCAACAAGTTTTTCTTCTGATATTACCTGTGAAGCTAAATTGTCAGGCACCTTAAAAACCTTGTTGGTAAATTGCTTCAAACAGTTTTTGAGAAGAACTGATTCTGAACCTTTCCTCATTTTGAGAGACAATGTCAGATAAAAGATGTGAGGAAGCATCGATGGTCCCCATTTTGAGCAATCAGCATTGTCAAAAACAACATTCTTTCTCTTTGCAGATCCTCTCTTTATTGTTTCTTCATAAGACCGTCTGTAAATGTCATCCTTGTCTCTCTGCTCTATCAGATTTTCTCTATGACCAGCATTATGCTCTGTTATTCTGATCCATCTAGCCACATTCTCTATGTAGACAGCAAGATTCCTTCCACTTGAATTTAATACTGCTATTTCTCTTGGACCTATCTGATCTTTGTGAACCATTCTAGCCACAACAGGACGATCACAGTAATTTGAATGTATTATGGTCTGCCAAGCACTGTCTGAAGAAGTCAAAACATCAGCCATCATCTTACTGAGTTCAACTTCATCCTCTTCTTCACTGTCGTCTTTAAACAGATCTTCAAAAGATGGTCCTTGTCTGTCTATCATCTTCACGTTTCGATACTGAGCTTCAATTGTTGTTTGAAAACACTTCGATGTCTGATGTTTTGATTGAGTCCTCTTGCTTTTCTCTTTTCTTTTCTTTTTTCCTCCTCTTTTGCACTTGAAAACTCCTCTCATGGTGTTGTCCTTGCAAGATCCTCTGTTGTTCATTATGTCAGAAAGAGAAACATCTCTTATAAGAACATCTCGTCCTGAGTTATATGTGGACTCAGCTATCTCCAGCATTGTTGTTGATTTATCCCATGTCTTTCCGCTAACAGTACGAATAGAGTGCAAAGATGATAGAACTATGGCTGAGACATCAGGTCTATAGTTGGTGCCAGGTTCGATGAATGCTTCTTCCATATAACTCATAAAGCCATCTTTTGAACTAAGATCACAGTGCATCAGTGAATTCTTTGTTTTTGTGATATCATAATATCTGTTCCTTGAATCTATCTGTTTTTCCACCACTTGACACTCAGACATTGTCTTGTTCATTCTGACTATTGTTAGAGCTTTGCAGAAGTAAAAACCATTGAATATGTGCTGATCAAGTGGCAAAGAAGTAAGCTCATGAGGCATTGCTATATCCCAGTTCTTAGTGGTCACTGATTTGTCTTCATAATCAACTGTTTCAATTGTTGTTCCGTAAAAAGACATCAGGTCTCCCAGAGCTGCATTTGATTTGAACAGCTGAATGACAGTAGTCATCTTAAGCATTCTGCAAAGATAAAGCATTGATACAATGTTGTCGGGTTTGAACCATGAAATTTTTGTCCACAGATTTTTGCATCCATTTGATAGACCAGTTGAATTCACAAACATATATCTGACCATTTCAGCCATTTGAGAGAACTTACTTGAGTTGACTAGCATTATCAGCCCTGCCGAAATTACTCTGTCAGATAATGTTTCCTGCATCTTGCGACCTGTTGTCACTGAAAGCTCTGTCTCAACCTGCATTGATATCAAGGACATTGTCTTCTCAAAGAGAGTTACGTTCCAATCAAGTTTTGCAGGAGACATTGTTTCCCAGTAACCATTTCCCTCACCTCTCATTAAACAGATGCTCGATGGAAGCCTGATCTCTTCATTTCCCTCTATCTTGTATGAAACATCCGCTGGTTTACCAAAGTAGCATGACATGTTGCTAATAACAACTCCATCAATGTCTGTGAGTTTTTGAATTGTTATTGTTGTCTCTTGTTTCTTTATGTTTCCTTTTCTTGATTTGACCTTGTATGTCTTTTTCGGAATAAGCGCTATTGCCCTAGCAATTGCAGTCTCCTGATTTATCAGAGATCCTATACCAGTCTTCGACATGAAAGAAAGACTTCTCTTAGCAGTTTTCTTCATGAATTCAGAAACATCAGTGTCGTGGGTGGAGTCTATGAGCATTGAGTCCTCAACAAGTTTTGATATCAGTGTTGCACTTTTGTTGTAATGAGTTTCCTTTCCAAGAACTTCACAAACTCTCTCATACTCTTGTTCACACTCAACATAATCAACACTTTTCTTTCCTTTCTTCTTGACCATAAGAGATCTCAATCCATGTTTAGTTCTGCATTCAAACACTGATGACTCAGATGGTTCTTCCAAAATTCGTAACTGCACTTTCGCAAACTCCTCAGGATCAATGCACATTTCAGAAAATTTTTCACACTCAGCAGAAGTTGGATGAAATTCGTCGTCTACACACAAGTGAGCAGCAAGTATGAAAGGAGGAATCAAAGAGGTTTTCCCTTTTCTCTCAACAAAGTTTTGACAATACTTCAAAGTTTTCATCTCCACTGAATTTTGTGATAGAATTGAGCAGCTAGCAAGAGATTTCAACTCAACTGTACCAGGATCTGACTTCTTTGAATAATAAGCTGATGCTTCCTCTCCCATCTCATCTTGCAACAAATTGTAAATTTCTGCAGATCTTGCTGAATTTTCTCCGGCACAGATTTTGAGTCCTTCCTTTTCTCTTTTGAAGTAATCCTTCATAGATGGTCCTGTTCCAATGGTGACTTCCTTTTCTGGATTCTTAGCAATATTGGTTTGAGCAACAAACATCAGATGATCATGTTCTTCAACAGTCATTTTGTGAGACCAATCAACAATCTTAT